CACGTACCGGTAGGTGTAATTACATATTTTCTTGTAGGTATTCTAACTCCACGCGTTTTAAACCTTCGTTGCATAAAAGACGCATTTTTATTTTCAGTACTAAAATGCTCACGTAAATTATCAAAAATAAAACTGTCATCACACCGCATTAAAAGCTTGTTTGTAGATTTATTATAGTCTAATTCAATCATAACTGCTCCATTTTCATAATTTCTAAAATATTTTTAATATCAAACCCCATACCAGCCATTATCTTTTCAACTTTTTCAAGATATTCTATGACAAATTCATAATCTCTCAGCTCGTTAGTAATATTCTGCAGTTCTTCAGAGGATTCAGCTGCTATTTCAGCTGTTTGTTGTGTTACTCTTACAGGAGCTTCATTAATAATACGTTTAGCAATAGATTCTTTAAGAGATTTCTTACGCTTAATTAGTTTATAATGTGCAATCTTAGCATCAATCAATCTAGCTGCCCAGTAATGCTTACGAGACGGCAATTTTAACTGAATATCTTTAATATTGAAATCATTTATTACAAGATCTTTTCCAATCTCTTCTCTGTATCGCTCTATCAAATCCACAAAGTTATTATAAATACTTTTATATATGAAATCAACTGTAACTATTGAAGAAATTTATCAGAGATTAGTTGAAATGGATTCAGCTGGTGTTTTGGGGGGTAGCGCTGAGGGTTTTAGTCCGAATAATCCTACAAGTAGTGATTTTTATGCTCCAGGTGACGCTAGAATAGCTACACCTGACAAGTATATACGAACAAGATCGGGTATTTTACAACGTAAACGCAAAATTAAGCGTAAGACGAAACGTAAGAGTAAGAAATAATGGACCTAGGTCACTGGATCACCCTTGTAAATACAGCAGACGGTAATATACCGTATGGTTTTATATATAAAATTACATGCTATACTAACTCTAAGTCATATATTGGTAAAAAACAATGTAAAACTATTTTTAAACGTAAACCATTAAAAGGTAAGCGCAATAAAAGACACGAAGAACGTGAAACAGACTGGAAAACATATACATCCTCTTCACGAGAGCTTAATGAAGATATAATTACATACGGAAAAGACAATTTTAAATTTGAGATTTTGCGTTTCTGTAAATCAAAATTTGAGTTATCTTATTTTGAGACTAAACTTCAATTTGAAGAAGAGGTATTACTACGAGATGACTATTATAACGGAATCATTAACCTACGGGTCGGAAAGCCTAAAAACGGAAATGCTTATAGATCACAAATTACTGAGGTATAACATTAGGTTAGTTAACTTTGATTACGTTCTTAGAGAGATATTTAAAAAATATAATGCGGATATTAGCTTATACGGTATTCGTAATGACTTTAAATATAAGGACACTCAAAAAATCTTTATAAATGCATTAATTATAACACTTTGTGATCGCATTAAACTAATGGCTCATAGAGAATCAATTGCTATATACGTTAATCGTAATACAAGGTTTATACCTAGTGAGGAATTTGATATTATTTTTAATTTAATACACATAACTTTAAAAAAATTACCTTTTCAATTTATAATTAGTGATACTACAGTTGATTTTTTTATTGACGGAATACATAACAATGTAGTTGATAAGGTGGTATTACTTGAAACGCAATTACATTATAGTAATAACTTCGATGTCCTTAGATTTTCTTTTAAGAATTTAATTAAATTTTTAAAATCGTATGATCTATGTTACCTTAATGATGTATACTTTAAACATATAAGTAACAAATTGTTAGTTGTTAGATAAATATAGACATGAATAAGTTTCTTAATTTAGTGGAGAATAATCTACCTCCACAAGATCTTGATAAAAACAGAGAAGTACTACGAGAGTTACAACAACTCTTTAATAAAGCTGGTATAACATCATCATTAAAAACATTTAAAGATATTGTAACTATTACAATAGGTGATAAAGTTATTGATTTAGAACTTAAACATATCTCACAATCTACAGAAGAGGAAGAAGGTGAGGATGAAATAATAACAGGTGTACTGAATACAGATCCTGCACGCCTTAAAAATAATCCTCAAGTACTTAAAGCGAGAACTGATGTTTCAAACGCCATTGTCAAGGGCCTTGGCAAGGTTGCAAAAAACATAACTACTGCAGCAAATAGACCAGTAACACCAAATTATTAAACTATTGCATGAAAACAGATCAATTACTTAAAAAGTACTATAGAATACTTAATGAACAGGAGCCTGCAACAGAAACTCAGGTTCCAGAAGAGTCTCCCGCTAATATAGCTCCCCCAGAGGCGACAGTACCACCTGAAGCAGTAATTACGCCTTTAGATGAAAATGAAAAGTATGTTATTAAGATTTTGACTAATTCATTTATATTTAACCCGTCTCTATTTGACAAAAATAAACAAACTTTTATTTTTAATAAAATTAATGAAATTAAGCAATCTGTTAATATACCTATATCAAAGATTATAGAAGAAATAAAATCTATACTTAGTTTAGATCATAGTTTAAAAATAGAATCTAAGACTTTAAGCTTACTAAATAGTTATATATTTCTATTTGAGCAGCCAGCAGATGCAACTGAACCTCAAGCAGTTAATCAAGCAGGTACTTCAACACCCACCACTACACCTAGTAATACATCTGATGTAAATAAATTAAACTTAGCTGAAATATTTCCACTGTATAAAGAGCTTATACTTCAATCTTTATTACATGTACCTACAGATGAGGAATTAATAATATTAAAGCCTATTGTTAATGAATTTTCAGAAGTAGACCCTGAAAAAATAGTAACAACTATTAAGGATCTTCTCGGTCAAGAATCAGATATAGATATAGAAAGCGATCTAGCAAATGCGTAACAAACAACTAGCTAATATATACAGACAACAAATATCCGAAGCAGGTAAAGTTGTTCCTGATAGATTTATTGTACGTGAGTTCAATACAAAAAAGGACGTAGAAAAAGCTGTTGTAAATGCCAACCCAGATGTACGCGGCGGATCAGGTAAGAAAGGATCAATTAGATTTCAGCCTATTAAAAAAGTTGAAGATAAGGAGCAGTTTACTCAAGATTTCTTAAAAACCCTCGATGAAATCAATCTTATTATAGTCGGTTCAATTTTACCAGGCGATCCCGATTCACCATCCGGTAAATTTCCTTCATATATAGTTAAAGATGAAGTATCAAATAATGAGTTTACTATTACTCTCGGTGGTGGTAGTTTCTCGAATGAAGGTATGGAGTACGAGCGACGTCTATTAGAAGAGCTCGAGCAATATTTTGATAATAAAGAAGAAGGAGCTGATAAACCATCTTTTTTAGATAAACTTGAGAGTGCTTTAGATGTAGAGTTTGATGGTCTCGATAAAACGCAAACATTCAGTAGACGTGTAAAAAGGCCGTTAACGAGTAAAGGTCCTGAAGATAAAGGAGATGAAATTTCTGATATCACCCTTATAGATACTAATAATAAAAAATACTTTATATCACTTAAAAATATTGGTGGTAAAACAGTATCAAATGCTGGTGCTAAAGGTATGTTTGGTATTGAGGATGATCAAGTTAAATTTACTAATAAGGAGAAAAATAATATAGGTAAAGATCTTATGGAAGCTGGAGCTGTTAATATTAAAGCAGCAGTTCGCGGTCTTGAAGATTATAAAGAAAAGGTACAATCAGTTCCCTATTTAACAGAAACACACGACGTTACAGATAAGGCGGATAAAGATGAACTATATAAGTTTCTTGGATCAGCATTTGATTACGGTTATATATATGTAAAACAAAAAGACAAAAAGGATAATCTTGAAATAGCTGATGTAACTGATGAGGATAAGCTTAATGAATTTATAGGTGATATAACCGAAGTTAAAGTCAAATATCCTTATTATATTAATAATAGGAGATCGAGAAAAAATATATCTATAGTTATTATTACTGATAAAGGTAATTATAGTTTCGATATAAGAAATGCTTCAGGTGGATTCTTACCTAATCAAATCAATCTTGTACGTACAGGATCTGCTAAAGATATAAAACTTCAAAAAGCTAACATTTCTAAAGTAAATACGGGTAGCTCAAATATAGAAAACTTACTATGATAGATTTTAAACATTATTACCATATTATTGTTGAGGGAGGAAACGTGTTTAAGCAAAATCCTACTACACGTATACAGTTAGCTAATATCAAACCAACGGTCGATATGCTCTCAAATATTGTTGGTATTAATCTTAATAGATGCTTATTGGGAAGTACTGGTAAAAGAGAGTCTTCCGGAGATTTAGATATAGCTATTAATAGTCAAAAATATACAAAAGATGAGTTAACAGCAATATTAAAAAATTGGTGTGAAGAGCGAAATCTTAATCCTAAAGATTATATTGCTAGATCAGGTATAAGTGTCCATTTCAGAACACCTATTATAGGAGTTAATGAACAGTATGTACAAACTGATTTTATGTTTGTACATGACATTAAATTTGCACAATTTGTATTAGCAAACGATGAAATACCACCCTATAAGGGAATGCATAGAGCTATTGTACTTTCAAATCTCGCTAAAAATATTAACTGTAGGTGGAGTGGTATAAACGGTATTACAGATAGAGCTACAGGAGCTGTAGTAGAGGGGTCAGACCCGGGTAGAGTATCGCAAATTTTACTTGGTGATCCAAGTGCTAGAGAACGTAATCTTAAAACAATTCCTAATATTATGTCATCTTTATATAAGAGATACAAAGATGTTAATATTGTTCTAGCTATAGTAGCAGATGCAAGGCAGACTATTTTAAAGGAAGGTATAGATATTGCTTCTTTACTACCACAGCAAAAATTAACAGAGAGTACAACAGCAGAAGGAACGAGAGTAGGTGTACAACATCTTTATTCAGAGTATAAATCAGATCAATACTCAATGAGTTTTGAGAATTTTGTTAATTTTATAAATGTACTAGATGATTCGAACGGTGTCATACAACCCGGTAATTCAAGCATATCTGAAAAAGCTGATGGTTTGAGTGTAAAGTTCGGTATCACACCAGAAAATAAGTTTTTCTTGCAAGGTAGTTATTCGGGCCCTGTAACAGACGGTAATTTTACAGAAAAAATAAAACATGCACCTACACGAGAAGCATTTGAAGTTAATTTTAATAAGATTAAAAAAATAGTATTTAAGACATTAGATCGCTACAAAAAAGATTTAGATCTAGACGGTATACGTGTTCAAGCTGAGTGGTTGTATTCGCCGTTCGCTTTAACACGTGAGGATAACCCTAGCGTAGTTTATTTTGTAGCTACAAATTATGAAAAGGATAAATTGGGTGTATGGTCAACATTCCCTATTATTAATATAACAGATTATCAAGGTAACGAGTTACCAGGTAATATAAAATATGACATAACAAAGAGTTTAGTCGATTTATCTACTAAGGATGTAAAGTTTCTTCCTTTAGATATAGAAGTATTTAATCCTATTAATTTATCGAACGAAATGAACTTAGCTGAACAGGAGTTGAATAATTTTTATTCGCAATACCCCAACTATGCTGAGATTTTAAATAACCCTTCAAGAAAGCAAGATGATCAACGTGAGAAAAAGGCATTAAGGCAGCATATAACGAAAGTATTACTTCCTATACAGAAGAGAATGCACTTAAAGATCTTAGATGAGCTTAATAAGTTAGCTGGTAGTCTCGGTGAGTATGAAGGCCTTGTAATTAAACTTAAGGGATCTGATGGTAACCCGTTTATCTTTAAAGTCATATCACCTACATTTCATAAAAACAAAGGAAGAATATGATTAATTTTAGACAATTTTTTGAAAGATTAGAAAACGTAGAAACCGTAGCTGTAC